AGATTTCATGGGTAAAGATGGTTTCAGTTGGTTCGTCGGTGTAGTTGAAGACAGGAACGATCCTGCTCAGTTGGGTAGGGTTCGTGTTCGTGTGCTTGGACGGCACAGTGAGGACTTAACTCAAGTTAAGACTTCAGATTTGCCGTGGGCGCACGTTATGCATCCCGTGACTGATCCTTCTATGCAGGGATTGGGCCACACACCCTCGTTTCTAACACAGGGTTCGTGGGTTGTTGGTTTCTTTAGGGACACTGAAGCACAACAACCTGTTATCATGGGTTCATTGCCGGGCATTCCAGAGGACAGTGCTAATCCAAATGAAGGGTTTAATGATCCACGGGGCGACGGCTCGTCACAGAATGATTACAAAGGCACACCGAAGTATGGACCATACCCCGGCGAGATAAAACACAGTGGCCATGAAACTGGTGAACCAGATACCAATCGTCTAGCTAGAGGCGCAGCTTCCGAAGAACACAAATCTCTTATTGATCGTAGAGATGAGAGACTAAATGGTGATCCTAATGACGATGATGGTGATGCAACGGGTGTACACTTTGCTACCAAACCGTTTTTAGAGAACGTATCTGATGAAGCGGTAAAGGATGAAAGAGAATATTGGGAAGAACCTGAGCCAAAAGGAATTGACGAGGATGCAGACCCGTATATCTCCGGCGTCTATCCTTACAATCATGTATTTGAATCTGAGTCTGGTCATATCACCGAAGTAGATGACAGTCCCGGCGCAGAACGATTGTTTCGTCAACACATGGCAGGAACATTTGAAGAGATTCACCCTAACGGTGACATGGTTACCAAGATTATGGGTAATAATTTTGAGATTGTGATTGGTCATGAGAATATTGTTATCAAGGGAAACCAAAACATCACAGTAGAGGGTGATGTAAGACATCTTATCAAAGGCGATTATATATTAGAGGTCGAGGGAGACTTCTATCAGAAGATACATAAGAATCAGCGTACCAAAATCGGTGCTGCTACAGCTGATCACCCTAGAGGGCCCGGTGGTAATCGTGAGGAAGAGATTATCGGCAATCATGCGTTCAATATCAACGATGATATCAAGGGCAGAGTTGGTGGTGATTCGGTTGTCACCTTTGAGAAATCTAAAATTCAAATTGTGGGCGGCGGATATGATTTGGATGTCACAGGCAAGACGATGGGTTCAAACGAGGGGGGCGATGGTGTTTTCATATCAACCAACTCTAATTATACCGTGCTTGCAAAGACTAATATATCGCAGACAACTATATCAGGTATCATGTCTATTAAATCTGGTAGTACATTGAACATAAAATCAGTAGCTGCAATGACTATCAATCCAGAAACAACACTGAGTCAAATCGTTGGTACTGCATGGACAAGTACCACAGGAACAACATGGGCACATACCTCTACAGGTAATGCTGAGATTAACGCACCAAGGATTGACTTGAACTAATGGCAGAATTTCAATTTATAGTGAATGGGGAACTGGTTACTTACGATAAATATGAAGACATACCAGAAGATTTTGAAAATGTTATCAAGTTTATACCAGACACACCAGAACCAGAAGGTGAAGATGGTAATCACACTGATGAACAACATGAAGCAATGGCAGTATGGAATGAGAGACTGCAAGAACTGATGGAGAAAGAACGTGCCCGCAGCAACTAGAATTGGCGATGCAGATGTTACACACTGTTCCGCTCCATCAAGAGCAGAAGGATCACCAACTGTGTTTGTGAATAATATTGCATGGTCAAGACAGGGTGATAACAATACATCGCACCTGTTACCCGGCGTACCTTGTCCAGCACATGCAGCACCAATTGCAACGGGTTCATCGACTGTCTTTGTTAACGATAAAGGTGCTGGTAGAATTGGAGATGGTATCAGTGGTTGCACTTCTGTTGCTGCTGGTAGTTCAGATGTATTTGCGGGGGGTTAGTCATGGTTGATTTTAAAATTCCAGATTTGTGTGGTGCTAGTCCAGAACTGAATGATGTTCTATCTAAACTTGCTGATGCGAAAGCAGACGCAAAGGCAAAACTTGATGAAGCCGCTTCTACTGCTGCAGCTGCATTTGACGAGGCACAGAACGAACTTGCTGGATTGAAGGATAAACTCCAGTCTATTGAGATACCAACTCTACCCAAGTTAAACTTGCAAGCAGAGATAACAAGTCTTTTGTCTCAGGTTCCGGGCAGTGTAGGTTACGCGGTTGCACTTGCAAAAATTACTTTAGAGTTTAAGGACGATATTGAAAATAAGGGGTTGACTCTGGAGACTCTTGTTTCTGCCGCTGCTGTATCAAGTGACCTCATATGTAGCGTTGTTCCAAATCTTGAAAAGGACTCAGGTAGCACTGAACCAGCAGTAGAAAAACCTGTTGCAGTAAAACAAGCTGCTAAACCAGCAGAGCCTGAACCCGCATCTAAAGCAAAACAGAATTTGAATGTTGAGGTGAAGATGGCTAACCTTTCCAATAAAATGTCATCTTTTTTTACGGGGCCAGCACCACCTAAAGCAGATACGCCTGCATTTAAATTTCCATCACCTGATATAATTAAAAATATATCTGTCGGTGGAGCTCCTATGCCCGCTGTTGTTGCTCCAACTAACTCTTCAGAGAGAACAAACTATGTGCCGAAAGAGAAGGCGGGAATTGCATATAAGAAAGCCAATAAGCTTCGTGGATTTGCGATTGATCCAACTATTCCTAGATCAAATGGAAAATTTTTCGAAAAACTAGTTCTTGCAGAAGATGGTTATTATGAAGCTACATTGGAACATAAACCCACTAAGATCAAACTTATATCTATTTTTCCCGGCGAGAATTTTACTAGAGAACTTATTGATTCATCTATGGCTAAAGAACTAGGTCTTACAGAACCAAGTAGTATTGCAAACAAACAATTTTATTATACAAATTATCATGGTAGGCATCAAGCAGTCCTCTATACAAATTACTCGAAAGAAATAGCACCAAGAACTAATATTGCTGTTCGTGGGAATGTTGTTAGATTTTTCTCTCCGATAAAACTAAGCACACATCCGGGCGATATAGATTCTGGCGGTTACGTTTTTGAGGAAGACAATCCCGAAACATTTGGTTTACGGCCGAGCAGTGGTGATCCTATGAATCCACGGATTACAAGTGGACCAAACCGTTATTCAGATGTGAAAGGGAATAAGAAATATAAGGGGGGGTCGTGTTTAATTTCATATGAATATCTAGAAAACTATGATCCTGATTATCAACCTAAAACTCAGAAGAAGACGGTCGCTGCTCCAGTAGTAACTACCGCACCAACTACTGGAACCACAACCACCACCACTACTACAGGCGGCGGCAGCACTACAACAACAGCGGCGGGGACTACAACTACACCATCAACTACCACAACTACAACAACGAAAAGACAACCTAAACAGACAGAGGTAGAGGAAGATGCAAAAAAGGTTAAATCAGCCGCAGATCGAAAACCAACCACTACTAAGGAAGACCTACAAAAAATTGCTGATGCTGATGGGTTTGGACAGACTGTACTAGGAAATCCACGGATAGATCAAAGCGGTAAGTTTAAGGTTGAAGTAAGTGGTTCTGCCGGGTCGTTCCGTGGGGTGGGGAGAACCCCAGAATCGGCGTTTAGGAGTGCATCAAATAAGGCTCGGGGTTTAAGGCCCAATGGTCAACCTAGAAAATAAAGACATAAATACAAACACATATAAAGGAGTTATATTATGGGAAAGAAAAAATCAAGAGCGACAGAGACATCTAAAGGTGAACGGCGTAGCGTTAGCAAGTCTGTAACCAAGGCAGTTCGTAGAGATTATATGAATAATGATATTGAGAGAATAAGAAATCAGCTTGATGCATTTAACAACGGTAAGAATGTCATGGTGACTATTCCTAACCCAAATACAAATGAAACTAACAAACGATTCATTCGTGTCAATGCAAAAGATGTCTGGAAGTCTAATAATAAGTATATGATGAAACAAAACACCGCAGAGAGTGTATAAATATAATAAAAAGGAATACTTATGGCTGCAAAGGACGCATACACTGACGGCACATATCAAGGTGAAGATCGTGCAGCTCAATTGTATTCTGATATTGATTTATTCTTTGGTCCTAAAATTGGATCAAAGGATGTTTCGAAAGTCACTAACTTTACAGCAGTCAAGAGGTCTGTAAGAAATCTTGTACTGACAAATTTCTATGAAAAACCCTTTCACCCAGAGATTGGTTCTGGTGTGAGAGATATTTTGTTTGAACCTATGACTCCGATTACGGCGTATGTTTTGACCATGAAGATAGAAGAGGTGATTGAAAACTTTGAACCCAGAGCCAGACTTGTTGGCGTTAGAGCAACACCCAATCTTGATAACAATGCATATAATGTAACCATTGAGTTTTATGTTGTCAATGCACCCACAGAACTTGTGAATATGGAAGTTCTATTAGAGAGATTACGATAATGGCAGCAACAAGAAAAAGACTCAGTGTAACAGAATTTGACTTTGATGAGGTTAAAGATAATCTAAAAATCTTTATGCGAAATCAGACAGAGTTCAAGGACTATGACTTTGAGGGTTCTGGTCTTAGTGCGCTCCTAGATGTTCTCGCATACAATACTCACTATCTTGGTTTCAATGCGAACATGCTTGCAAACGAGATGTTCCTTGATTCCTCTCAGTTGAGGTCAAGTGTGGTTTCACATGCAAAGACTTTGGGATACACCACTCGTTCTGCTGCATCTGCAAAAGCAACTGTTGATGTTTTTTTGAATACATCTAATGCTAGTGCAACCATGCCAGCGGGTACAGTCTTCACATCTAGTGTTGGTGATACATCTTATCAGTTCGTAACTATATCGGATGTTACTGCGCCTCTTAGTGGTTCTACTATTGCATTTAATGACACAATTATATATGAGGGTAGTTATGTTTCAAGTAGATACACTGCTGACACTCAAAATGTTGAACAGAGATTTCTTATTAACAATGATAGAGCAGATACAACAACTCTCACGGTTAATGTACAAAACTCTGCATCAGATACTATAACATCTTCATATACTCTAGCAACAGATATTGCTGGACTAACCTCTACCTCAAATGTTTATTTCTTGCAAGAAGTAGAGGATGGTAAATATGAAATATATTTTGGTGACGGTATTCTAGGCAATGCGATTGAGGATGGTAATATTGTTATAATGAATTATGTTATTACCAATAAGGGTGTTGCAAATAGTGCAGCAGTCTTTGTTAGTTCCGCTGCAATCGATACTGTTAACAGTGTTAATGTTAGAACTGTATCGGCCGCGGCCGGAGGTTCTGAACCAGAATCTATAGAGTCTATAAAATATAATGCACCCCTAGATTATGCATCACAGGGAAGATGTGTTACAGCAGATGATTACAAAACTTATGTTAAACAACTCTTTGCAAACACTCAAGCGGTTTCTGTTTGGGGCGGAGAGGCTGGTTCCTACAATGGTGTCACTGGTGTATCAGAAGTTGCAGAATATGGTAAGGTATTCATTAGTGTCAAATCAACAACGGGATTGAATCTGAATGAGGTTCAGAAATCACAGTTGGTTACAGGACTGTCTCCATATACTGTTGCGTCAATTACTCCTGTAATCGTAGACCCATCAATTTTAAATATTATCCTTAACGTCAATTTTAAATTTGATAGCAATGCAACAACAAATAGTAAAGAGGCCTTGGAATCACTTGTATCCTCTACTGTCACGCAATACAATACTGATTACCTAAAAGTATTCAACTCTGTTTTTAGACACTCACAATTTACTTCTCTGGTTGATGCTAGTGATACTTCAATATTAAGCAATATTACTACACTATCTATTGCGTTACTACATACACCAAATACATCTGGTTTATTTTCGTTCACCGTTGCTTTTGGAAATCAATTAAATAATCCACATTCTGGTCATAATTCAGCATCTGGTGGTATCATTGCATCAACGGGTTTCTTTATACAAGGTAATACAAACGAGATGTTCTTTGATGATGATGGTGCTGGGAACCTTCGCATTTACTATTTGGTTGATGGTACACGAACATATCATAGTTCTGCAGCTGGATCAGTAAATTATATATCCGGTTTAGTTTCAGTCAATCCAATTTATATAACAACTGTATCTAATGTTGATAATAATATATCAAGAGCAATAAGGTTAACTGCAACACCAGCTTCCAGTGATATCTTGGGTAAGAGAAATCAGATTATTGAAATTGATATTGTTAATACATTAATCTCTGGAGGACAAGATACGATTGCAGTCAATAGTGCAGGGGGTTCAACGGGTTACGTTACAACAACTAATTATGTCTCCCCGTCGAGTTATTAATCATGGCACCACCCTTTGATTTATCTTGGACGCCGGAACTAGAGAATAAACTCAGTACTCAGATTGATGGTCAACTACCCGACTTCATTGCTGAAGACCACCCACAGTTTTCTCAATTTCTAAAATCGTATTACCAGTTCCTTGAATCTGGTGAACTACAACTAACAGTCAATATTGATAACATCCTTTTGGAAGTTGAGAGTGATACAAATCTTCTTAATGAAGATGGAACTCTGGTTGTTACTGAAGCTGGTTCTGGTTCCACAGGTAAATTTATTGAGGGTGAAACTATTACTGGCGGCACATCTTATGCAACCGCAAAAGTTTTGGTTGAAGACCTTGGTGATGCGACACCGAGATTATTCATATCCTCACAACAGTTATTTGAAACAGGTGAAACTGTAACAGGTGGAACTTCTGGTGCGAATGGTGTAGTCACAAGATATCGTGCAAACCCTGTTCAAAATATTCAACAGTTGTTGGCGTATGCTGATATTGATAACACCATCTTTGATTTTATTGAAGA